CTTCAGTGGTGCTTCCGTCAAGGTATACTTTAATATCAACACCCTCATATCCTCTAACCCAAGTTTTGCCTTGGTCCAAAGTAATAACACCAGGAGAGCCTGATACGAGACCTTTATCAACGTACTGCTGATATGTCATCGTAACGTCATAATTAAACACAGTAGGCTGAAGAAGATTATCAGGCGTTCCGTCGTCATTTGTATCTTCAGTCATAACTGATAGCTTATGAATGCTGCGCTGACCTTGGTTAGGCAGATTCTGTTCTACAAGTTCTTGTCCTAATACCAAATACTGTCGATTCGAGTCAAGCAAACCATCACCGTCAGCATTGGAGTTAGCTTGAAGAAGATTAATTACATCACCATTAGAGTCCAAAGTATCATATGTTATGACTCTATCTGAATCGTTAGTATTCCAAAACTGCGTTGTTTGACTCTCAGCAATAAGACGTTTGGTAGCATACTGAACATCCCAACCCTGAATGATGGAGGTGCCACCGTAATTAGCTGTAACAGTGATCATATGGATGGAATCACCATACGTGGCACCCACTGTCCATTCATCGTTAGCATATGAATAGTATATGCTAACTGTGGTAACGGCAGGAATACTTAGAGCATTAACAATAGCCGTCGACTCGGTGGTAGTGAAAGCACGACGGATGTTGCGTGGATCGTCACCTGCTTCTTCGTATAGTGGTGCTAAGATAGTAAAGAAATCAGTAGAAGATAACAAAGGCACGATGGTATTATTCACCAGAGTAGTAGCGTTAACAGCAGTAGAAACCACTATCAAACCACCATTTCCTGGTGTTTCTTCGTCCCAATATAAAGCAAGGTCGTCTCCAAATACCTTTACGTTTTCGTAACTACCAGATGGATCGTGCCAAGAAATATATTTCGAATCACCAGAGTATGTTCTATTAATAGCACGCAACTTCTGAATCGTTGGATCCTGAAGCATAAAAGAGTTATAGTCGCGGGCATTGACCATACGATCCTGTGTGTAATACACAGATGGGGCAGCACGACGAATGTGTTCAATATCTTCCGAAGGTGAGTTGTTCTGAAGTGTGCTTGTTAGACTATATGTGAATGATAATGTATACGTATTACCATCTGCACCAGGATATGTAAACGAAGAGGACTTATTAACAACAGCACTTGTAGGAATGACAACGTCAGAATTTGTTGAGGTGCGATACCAAAATTCAAATGTACCACTTGGAATGTCAGCAAACTCATTATCACCAAATATAATGCGAACTTGATCACTATCAAGAGTTTCAGTTTCATACTTTTGACGATTGTCGTTAGTATTAAAAATGATGTTCTGAGCATTAGCATGATCAACTTCAACCCATTCACCATACCTCTTACCTTTTGACACAAGATGTGGTAATAGATCAGCATTAGGATCGTCAGTAATAATTTCTTTTGTGTCAGGATCGATATGGTTTAGCCAAACGTCTGTATCATTAATATCATTAATTTCAAGATCGTATGTTTGGTTGGGAGTAAGTCCATCAAACACATTCTCGCGCCGTTGTAGCTCACCCTGCTTTGTATAAATTAAGAAGCCAGTGTTGTTTGAACCATCACCCAGACCATCTGAACCATATAGTATAGTAAATCTGGAATTCGACTCAGGGCGCTTCTCTTCTGGGCCTGTTTCTGTTAGAGCTGTTGGTACCAACTCCATTGGATAAGACTCACCAGCTGCTGTTGTGGAGTATGAGAATGCTGTCTTGCCATTGGTAACAAGAGGATTATTATTCCATGAATATAGTTCAAATAGAACATCATCAACCTGCACTCGCTCATCAGGAGCAACAGATCCAAAAGGCTGTTCTAATACACGATTCATTACCAGGAAGAATTGTTCCTTCCAATCAAAGTTATTTGAATCGTTCCAAATTATTTTTCTGTTAGCGAGATTGCGGCCCGATGAATCAATTACAGTTTCAGTAGTTGTAATCGAGTCGAGCTTTACGAGACCGCGAGCTGGAATATTACGAGACGCTTGATAAGATACCAACTTAGCCAAACGAAGAATAGATTCTTTACGTTGTGCTACAGTGATGAAGTTTTCGTGAGCATTTATATCTAAACGATATGCATATAGTTCACCAAGATAAGCAAACAATTCAAGAACAGCAATGAATTCGCTCGATTCAATATAGTCATTGAAATCTTCAGGGAAATACAACTTGACATAATCAAGCATGCTCTCCTTGATGGTGTTAAAGTCGAAGCTAGCAAAGTTGATTTGTTGAAACGCTTCATATGCGCGTTCCCAACTTTCTGCTCGTGATACTATTCTTGACATTATGCTTCCTCGAAGTCGATTCTAAGTTCTAGAGTGTCGGTAAATTTAAATTCTACATAAAATAACTTAGCTGCTACAAACACTGCATTGTTATCATAATCTGGCGTTACTGTAAGTTCTAACTGATCTACACGTGGATCATACTCAAAAACGTATGCTAACTCATCATATAATGTATCGAGCATCTCATTATCGAGTGGCTCAAACACAAGATCAGGGATCTCTGTACCAAAAGTAGGCATCATCACGCGCTCACCATTACGAGTGAAGATATGATTCAATAGATCCATCTTCACAAGCTCAAAGTCATTGAGTTTGAAGGATTTAGTCCTATCAAACTCATGAGACGAGTACCCTTTATATAAACCAACTTTTGCTACCATTATCCAAACTCCACGGCGTTTTTTATATTTATCGGAATGTTACCTATGCCAAAACGGTCCACGCTCAATTGTTGTGCCCAATTCTACCTTACCAACATTTGGATCATTATACGTTAATTCGGGTGTATGCTTATTATTAAGGTCATTATCAGTCTCAATATACATAATACGACCCCAAGGCTCGTGATCTGGAACGCGGTTTGTCCAAAATGCTTCAAATGGTGCCGTTGGTAATGCAGCAGAACTAGCTGGACCAGCCGATGCTAATCCATCATTGAGGTGTACTTCAGGTGCGTCCAAATTAATATTACCACCACCAAGAATATCAACAATACCACCTGTATCAATCTTTAGAGCTGCTCCTACTGTTAAGTTAGCAGCTGCTCCCACTAATATGTTTGTAATACCAACACTCTCAACATTTAATATAGCACCAGTCTTTAGATTCATATCAGATGTTGATTCAATGTATAATATATTTCCAACCGTGCAGTGAGTGTCATTGCCTGTCTCAACAAACATATCATTTTCAGTCTTAATGTGAGAATTGGTTCCAACATGCAATCGGAACTCACCAGGAGTTTGTAAGTGAATGCCTTCCTCTGCCTTTACGCGGAATGCTTTATCGGTAGTAAAGTTGATGTCTTCTTTGGCATGGAATGACATGCGCTTATCTGTATGGACATCAATATTACCATTCTGATCCATCTCTATCCAACACTTACCTTCAGCAGTTGCAACGTAGATACGCTCGTTAGTATCATCTAATAGTATTTGATGACCACTAGAGGTACGGAAGCGCATACGACAATTGTCAGGCTTGTCATCCATAGCAACCGAATGAAATCCTGGTGTTGTCCATGAGTAGATTTGTGAGTCGTAGTTCTTACCCGTTTCTTCAGATGTTAAGTTTGGAGCAACCCTACTACGTGCATACCCTTGTGTTGATGAGCCTGTCTTTCCGTCTTCTTCAGTATAAGGAACATCACGATCATCTTGTAAGAAGCTGATAACTCTGTCCATGGCAGCACCATCAACATATGAGCACTGGTTGTCAGCACCACGAGAGCGCCACTCAAAATTAGTTGAACGATCACCAAATGCTTCAGTTAAGTTATCATATAGTGGTTGAATTGGTTCTTCTGTAGAAGATAATGGACCATTAGGCCTTTCAGCATCTTGATACGTGTAGCGACCGTGTGGCATTGTATGAGGAAGATAATCACCATACATGCAACCTAACCAAATGCGATGTTCCGTATTAGAATCAATACATGAAACAAGTACACGAGCTCCAACTTTTGGAATAGCCCACATACCATACGACACAGGACCATCAGTAGGGGAGTTATCGTCTGGTCCTCTCGAACCTGTTGATGTCATTCCACCAAGTGGTGATATATATTTTGCCCAAGGAATGTCTCCAATTGGTGAGTCAAAACTATCACCTAATGTTGGACAGATAGCACGCAGCCTTCCCATTTGTTGGGGGTCGTTTGAATCAACAACAATGCCAATAGTTAATTGGTTAAATGAACCATTATCAGGCCGCTGGTTTTTAATTCTTCGTATGGTCTTACCTACCTTCATTGTAATACCCCTTCAACAATACCTGTTAACATTTCTCTTGGTGACATTTTTGCAACATCCTTGCCTGCTGGATTTTCCGGAAGTGCAGGAGTATCGGAAGATCCTACTAAAGCTAGATATCCATTAATTTTGTTTACATAATTAAATGTTTCACCCCTTGAAAACGTGACAGGAGGAACACCACCATACTGACGCACTCTACCGAGTCCAGCATTATAAGATGCAAGAGCTAAGTCTTGATCAGTAAACCTCGCATGATCCAATTTAGGATCATCCTTAACTCGCCTTAATAAATCGCTTATATAGAATGTTGCAAGTTCAAGATTTCGTTCTGGATCAAACCTATCATCTCGTACGCTATTCATTACAAATGTGGTATTCAGTTTATCATCCGCAAGCCATCGTGCAGTAGCTGGCATCAACTGACCTAAACCACCAGCACCAACGCCTGGACTAACAGCATTAGGATTAAAATTACTTTCTGCTTTAACAAGTGCTCTCATAAGATTAGGATCAACGCCGTACTTGTTAGCCTTTTCTACAATCAGATCATCGTACTGTGAAAATAATATACTTGGAACTTCACCAGGATCGCTCACTGCTGTTGGTGTAGAAGGTACTGCGCTAGCAGGCGTTCTTGTCTGTGTTGGTGATGGTGGAATACCAGACTTCGCTGTATTATCTCTGAATTCTGTAGTTACCGGCATAGAGAATAATAATAGTTCCTGTGTAAATTCACCACCTTTAAATCTATGTTCAATGGATTGTATTCTATAATACCCTTCATACCAAAAAGTTTCATACACTAAACCTGTTCCAGGGCGAGCTGGCATCATTATATTAATCTTACAATATCCTGGAACACTAGACCAATCTGTTGAGAGCTGTTCAGTCGTGACTACATTCGAATCAGGTTCTCGTTCAGCAATTTGTTGACTACCATTCACATTAGATAGGTTCTGTTCGATCAAAAGTCTGTCTCTTATACACATCTCCGAGCCCACGAGACTAGGCATGATCTCGTATGCCGTCTTCTGCTTGAAAAAAAAAA